GCGAGCGCGCCGATACTTGTGATCATCGCGCCGAGTCCTTCGTTCATAAAGAAACCCGTAGGTGTGTCGCGTTGTGTCGCCAAACCCGCGGTGAAAGATTCCATCAGTCCAAGTTGACTTGCGGCCGTCACGCCCGGCGCGTTGCCGGCGATCGCACGCGCAAGCGTGCGAGACAAGCCGCTTTCGTCGATTCGGCGTCGTTGGTCGGTTTGCTCGGCTTCAAGCGCTTGCAAAGCGCGTTTCCGCATCGCGGGTACTTGCGTCTGAGCGGAGAGCACAGTCGAGCCCGCGGCGAGCGCGAGGCCAGCGCCGCCGAGCGCGAACCCCATTCCACCCATGGCCCCCAGCATGGAAGCGCCACCGAGCATTCCCAGCCCTCGGCCGCCTACGCCGAATTGACCGAGCACGCCTTGCGTGCGCATAGATTGTTCACCAAACGCCTTGAGCCTTGCTTGCGACTTCTTCGCCGCTTCTTCAACGGTGCGAAGTTGCGCGCGCGCGCGCGCGGTCGCCGCGTCGAGCCCTTTCGTATCGCCCGTGAGCGAGATATTGATCGGTGCGATCTTTGCCATCAGCGAAGATCCTTTTTAACTTGCTTGTCAATCGCTTTCTCAATCAAGGGAACGACGAGCGGAGAGACGACTTTGTAAGTCTTTGTAATGAAGAATCTGCCCGGCACCTTTCCGACGACTTTACGATCTGACTTGCGCACTCGATCGCCACGCGTACCACGTCGGATGTTCTCCTCGTTTGAATACGCGGCCTTTATGTCGTGTCCGAATTCAACCCAGCGTAGATACCAATGCGGAGTGATGATCGAACCTTTGACTTGCTTGACGCCGAGCGCGGCCCATTGGATACGGCCGTTCTTCCAACCCTTTACTTTCGTGACGAGATTGTCTTGGATGTGCACATTCGGGACGCGCGAGCCGCGGTAGCTTTCCGTGGCGCCGTGGCGCGAGCGCGGAGTGTTTGCCGCGAGCGTGCGCTTCGCGACTTTGAGCCATGCGCGCATGCCGTTACGTAAGGACTTCACCGCGGTTTCGTCGGAGAGTACGCGTAGTTTCGCGTTCACGCGTTGGATGTCCGCGTGATTCAATTCAACTACGAATCCGAAGTTTGCTCGCGACATCGTGGCTCAATCCTTTGTGTCCGTGCAACGCAAGAAACACGGCGAACGGCGTATCTAATTTCACCTCAATATTGGCTAGCCGCAGGGTTTCGCGGCTAGCGCTGGCGAGTCCAAGCCCTCCAAGTAGAGCGGCTCAATCAATCGCGCTAGGGCGATGATCTTGGGAGCGCTCAATACGCGAAGCTCTTCGTGTGACTTCCACAGTGTTTGACCGTCGACGCCGACCACGTGCGTAGCGACATACCAGGCGGGCATCCAAACGCCGCGAGATTCCGCATCTTGCGCCGCGATGAAGTGCGCGACGGTCGGGCGGAGAACGCGCACAGTGAGCCCGTCCCAAACGACTTCAGCGTCGGTCGCGAGTAGTGCGGAAATTAAACTCATGCGGTGATGTCTACCGTAATAGCGCCGTTCGAGAAGATCAGATTTGCTGTAGCCATCACGACGTTGTTGGGTGCGGTCGTGAGATTCAAATCTACGACGAATGCGTCGCCCTTGATTGACTTTCCGGTCGTCCACACAACTTCAGCGCCCGTAAGAATCGTTCCCGCAGAGACGCCGGTGATGATCGAATCATGCGCAGCGTCAAAGAAGAGCTCAAGCGATACGTTGGCTTCAAGGAAGCCGCGCGTGTGATTCTTGTACGTGTCGCCGATCGCGGTCGTGTCGATCATGGAGCGCGACATATTGACGGTCGCCGTCCCGACGTTCGTGATAGTCGTGGTATTTATCTTGAAGGAAGAAAGTGTTGTATTTGTAGGCATTAGACAAGCCCTCCATAGATCGTGTAGTTAGACGTGCATATCGCCGGATTCTGTTCATCGCCGTCGGCCACGACCGGATCGTCAAGCACTCCGAAACCTGTATTCACCACGGCGTAGGATGAAAGCCAGAAGGGCAAATTTGAGTCGATCGAATCTGAAAGATCCTGCGCAGCGATCATCGAATCAGCAATAGAAGCGATAGAAACTTCGTACGACGCGAGCGTCTTATTTCCGAGCGCCACGCGCGAGCCCGCGGAGAACGTGACGACGACTGCTGGCAGTGTTTGAGATTGAAGCCGAGCACCAACCACGACGCGAGAGCCGGCCGTGGTTGCTGAATTAATGATCGCCTCTACGACTTGGCTTTCAATCATGCGACCTCCGTGCAGTCAATCACCGCAACTCGGTTTCGTTGGTCGAGATTCCGAATTCCGTTAATACGAAGCGTACGACCGCGAAACGTGAGCCGATCCACAGTCGTCACGGAAAGGCGCGCAATGTTGGGCCAGCGCGTGCGGAGTTCGAAAGTTCCGATGACGTTCGCGCCCTCCGCGTAGAGCTGCTCGCCCGGCGCGCTTTCAAGTCCGGCGCATCGAATCGTACCGACGTTCGTATAAGTTTGAGTTCGCCGGCCGAGCGCGTCGACAGTGGTAGCGGCGCGCAGTACCGTCGTCACGAATACGGTGCGACCGCCGGAAATCATCGGAACGGCCCACGCATTCTGAGATGTTCTAGCATGAACTGCGCGCCGAGCGGCACGGTTGAAAGCGAAATTGGTTGCGCCGCTTCGGGATTGTTGTAATGCGCGCCGACGATCGAGATAATCACTTGGTCGACCGACGGGGGATATGTCGCGTACCCAGCGACGTAAGTAACCGTCGCGAGCGTTCCCGCTTTCATCTCTGGCGTGTTGAGAAAGACAAGCGCGGCGAGTTCGTCGGAGTCGTCAAGCCAATAGTCGACGCCCGACGTCATAGTCACCGTCGAGCCCGCGGGGTTCGTATACGTGACACTCGTAAGCGACGAGAACGGGACGACGCTAAATACAGAGCGATTGAACGACGTGAGTTTCATCGTGCGCGTCGCACTTGAAAGCGCGAAGCCACAGTATCGCTCGACGAAATCGGTGACGTGAGTAATCAGCGACGCGATTAACGTATCGTCGTCGCTGTAATCAATCCGCATAGCGGATTTGACGTTGGCGGTAGTTACAGCCATAAATCTCTCCGCGCACTTTCGCGCGCAGAGAGACGGGGAAGAGAAGTCAGCAGGTGATTTGAGCGAACGCGCTTACGTTCATCAGGTGGCAATCCGTGCGCGCGTACGTGTAGAGCGTAACCGAGTGAGTCGAGGCCGCGCTGTACGGATCGACGAGGGATGTCATACCCGTACGATCGAAGATCTCAAAGTAATTGAAGTCTCCGACGGTCGCGAATACGTTGCCGTTCGTAGTGGCCGAGGTCATGTATTGACCGATCGAATACGGAACGCCGTAAAGCAAACCGGGCGCGCCGCCGACCATCGTTTGCGAATTGGCCGGAGCCTGAGTCCAAATGTATTCCGTCGCGCCGGAAGTCGTGACCGAGTTCTTAAGCTTGCGAGCAACGCGCACGAACGTATCGGATACGAGCCAACGGAAGCGCGGCGAGTTTCGATACTGCGGCTGAACCAAGTGCACGGTGTCAATCAAGTTGTCCGCGGTGATGGTTGTAATCGCGGCGCCGCCAAGGTCGGTCGTCTGTGACGCGGTTGTGATCATCGCAGACGCGCTATCCGCTCCGACGCCCGCGATACCTTGTGGTTGACTGGTACCCGTTCCGACGGTGTACGCCTCTTCCATCTTCAAGCCGAGCGACATACCGATTCGATTCGCAACGTAGTCGAGTCCACTTCCGATTCCGGCAGAGCCGATCGCATCCTCGATAAACTCTTGCGACATCGTCGTCGCGCAAACGTACTTGTACGGAATGATTGAAACGGAGGCGTTAAATGTCGGATCGCTCGGAGTAATCGCGCCGGCTTCGGCCACGAGATTGCTGGTGGGAAGTCCGGATTCGATGGTAATGGTTCGTTTCGAGTCGATCGAAGAAACCGGAGCGATCGAGCGCAGCACGTTAACTTGGTACATCTTCTCGACGATTCGCCGTTCCATGTCGGTCGGAATTCCGGCACCGGTTGAACCGAGAGACAACGCGCGCATTTCCGCTTGGTCGCCGGATGAAACAGCCTTGAGCCATCGCATCGCGTATTCGGGCGATGCGAGATCGTGACCGCCAGCGCGCTTGGGAGCTTGCGCGCGGTACTGCGGCTGATTGCGTTCCGCTTCAAGCGCCTTGATTCGATCGTTCGCGGCGCGAAGCGCGGCGCGATCTTGCTCCGCCAATTCGATCGCGGTCAAGTCGGCATCCATGCGCGCGAATTTCTCGCGCTCCTCGCCGTGTCCGCGAGTGTCCACGTGTTGCGAATCGCGACCGCTCGCGTCGATTCGTGCGAGTTCCTTGCGGTAAGCGTGTGCAAGGGTTCCCAGTTCGTTCAAGTGTTCCATAGTTTCAATCTCCGAATGTGTAGTTCGAGCCGTGCAGCGACGGCCTCGGTAAGTGCCGCGTTGACGCAACGCAAGCTCGATGAAGTCAGGTCGTACGCTGGATCTTGCACAATGCTGATTTCCACGAGGCGCGCGGATTCAATCCGGCGTTCGGTGCGCTTCGCATTCCACGTATCGCGTTCGACGTAGAAACCAAAGGACATTTCGCCGGTGAGGTCGCCGCGCTCGAGGAGCGTGCGCACGTCGTTACCTAGCGTGGTTTCAGGAAGCGTCGCGCTGTAGTGGAGTCCGTCGGCTCGCGAATCGAGTGTGAGCGTGCCCGACTTGGTGCGCGCGAGCGGCATACTTGCGTCGTGGTTGTAGTAGAGCTTGACGTCGCCCGATGCCGACGCACCAAACGCGTTTGGCGCGATGCGCTCGACGAACGTGCGGCCGAGTTCCGTAATCGGTTTCGATGGTGAATCGAACACCACGGCGCGGCCCGTGAGCGTGCGGCCGTTCATCGTCGGCGACGACGAGTAATCACGACGAGAAATCATCGACATCCTCCGATGTGTCCTTCCCTAGATTCGTTTGTCCGCCGCCGGTGCCCATGTTGAGCGCCACAATCGGATCGTCGAGCCCGTCGAGGGGTTGAAGATCGAGCCATGCGCGCGCTTCGTTGCGCGTGATTACGCCCGACTCCACACCAGTGCGAAGCGCGGCAAATTGCTCCGCGAGCGACGGCCGAGCGATCGAGTCTGAATCAAAGGAGATCGTGGAGAAGGGCGCAAGCTTCGCTTCAATTTCAGACGACCACGCCGAGTACCAATGGGTCAGGCACGCGTCGACGTACATTCTCGACAGCCATTCCATCGTGCCGTAAGCGTTCGCGCCATGCTCGCTCAAATACGACGTGGGCACGCCGAACAACCGCGAAACGTCTTCGATCGAGTATCGGCGTGCGGCCGCGATTCCCGCGTCGTCGAGCGTCGAGCTAATGCGCTCGACTTTCATACCCTCGGCGAGCACGAGCGGCCGGCCAGCGTTCACGCTTCCCGCGTGCTTCGCCATGAAGTCCTCTGATATCGACTGGCGCGCGGCCGCGTTCAACGGGCCCGGATGCACAATCGCTAGCTTCGGGTTTCCCGCGTTTCGCATCACTTCGAGTTGCGCGGTTTCTTGCGCTGCAAGAATCGTGAGCGAAGTGCGGCACAAACGCACGGGAGATTCTCCCCACAGACCATCAAGGCTCGGCGCGCGGATGTGGAGCATCGACGCGATCGGAACGTCGCCGTATTGCGATGTCTTATAGAACGGCTCATCGCCGCTCACGTCGAGCGAGACACTTTCAAGCGTGAGCGGAATAAGTTCGAGCAGTTCGCCGGCAAGCGTTCGATTGATAATTGCGAATGCGTTGCCGTATAGGCACGCTTGCATCGTCATGGAGCGGCGCAATTCGTAGCCGTTCATGTAGCGATTCGGTCGAGCAATGAGCGCTTCGACCGTCTCATCCTCAACGGAGAGCGGCGTGCGCGCGATGTCGTTTGAAATTAAAGTCGCCGCGCGATACACGGGTGTATATGCAAGCGCGCTTGCCGGCGTAACGTTTGGAATCCCGGCCAAGTCATAACTCGGCAACATGATCCCGTGCGTTGGCCAGTGGCCAAGCATGCGTTGAAATAGTTTCCGCAGCATGTGCGGATAGTCGCTGTCGACCTAGTTCCGCATTGCACCTATAGCGTGTTTACGAATTATTCTAGCTCGGTTTCGTAAATACTCGTCGCTTGGCCGCCCCACACGTGGCACGCGATCACGCTGGCCACGAGCGGATCAATAGCGCAATTCGCACGCGATTTAACCGGACGGATATTTCCGTTCTGATCCCGTTTGGCTTCCGCTTCGGCGCACGCGCGACGGAGAATCGGATCGTCGCCGACGACAAGGCGATTGCCGGCCCATAGATTTTGAAACAACGAACACCCCGGCCCGAACGTCGCGATCGACATTTTGTAGCTCATCATCGGGACATTCTTAAGGATCAATTGATCAGCCAAATACTTGGCGCCCCACGAGTCGTACGCGACGGCGCGTACGGTGAACTCCTTACACAGTGCTTCAATCTGCGAGCCTATTAGGTCGTAGTCGACCTCGCGGCCCGGCGAGAGTGTGATTTTTCCCTCTTGCGCCCACGTGCGAATTGGCATTCTGTAGTCGAGTTCGCGTTGGCCGACGTCGGCTTTCGGCCACCAATAGTGACCACGTAGCGCCACGCGCCCGTCGTCGAGCGGGACGGCCACGATGAGCGCCGACATGTCGAGCGATTTCGATAGGTCGAGCCCACACCACGCGGGACGGCCGGCGAGCGTCTCCCAGTCAATCGGCTTTCCGCCCGGCCACTGCGCCATATCGAGCCATCCGCCCGTATTCTCATCCATCCGCGACGCGTGGTATCGCGAGAAGTCCGCGCGGCTCGCGGGGTTGCGCCTCATGGTCGTCCATGAGCGACGAAGTGAGGAGAGGGCTGGTTGCCCGTGCAGCATGCCGGGGTTGCCCTTGGGCCATGCGCCCTCGTCGTCGAGCGAGTCGCTCGGGTCGAGCCCGTAGAGGATCGGTAGCACCGAGTCGTCGATGATCTCGCCAGTCAGAATCGCCTCGCTCTGCTTCACCAATTCTGCGTAGTGGTTCTCTGAATTGGAGCCCGGCGTGGTGATGATGACGCCCGTTGATTCTCGCCGTTTCGCGCCGGAAGTCGTTAGCTTCGTAAGCGCTCGACTGCGGTACTCGGCGGCTTCGTCGGCGATCCACAGCGAGGGATTCAATCCGTCCAGCGCGCGCTCCATTGCGGGTAGGGCGTTCATCTCACAATCTGCGGATGGTCGGAGAATGCGATCG